CTCCGTCCGCACCATTAACAATAAATAAATCAATCACTTAAAACGTATTGGGACGGTTCTGGGACAAAAGAAACAGGCCATCTGATTTAATCAGACGGCCTTTGTTTTACTTGAAAGTGTCGGATAACGCCTTGTGCCGCGCCTTGCAGTCATTGTACAGACCGATTACTTGCAACGACCACGGCAACACATCTGCGCCTGTACCGCCCTCAAGTTTAGGCAGGCTCGGGCATGGTTGAACAAGGTCGGCAGGCGGTTTAATTGCCGTCGGCAACGGCGGCGTTGATGACTGACACGCCGTCAGCATCGACGCACACATTGCGATAAACGACACGCTCAATAAGCTTCGGAACTTGCACATAACGCACCCTCTCTTTCTCTTCACGAACCGCTTTATCGGCTTGATACATGGCAGACGATTCGCGGTCTTGCTTCGCTTTCTCAATAGCGGCATCTTTCAGACGGCTTGAAATTTCCGCCGCCATTGATTCACGGCCTCGCCGGTATTGGGCCACATGGTCATATTGCCATGCGAAAACAACCGAAACACAAACAACCAAGGCCAACATAAACCGCCAATTTTTCAACAACCCGGCAATCATACAGCCTCCTCTTTACCAAGCTTGGCACGCTCAATTTCGCGCATCTGCTGATAATTCTTAAGCTCTCGGTCAGCGTGTTCAAAGCCCTTCAAATCCGCTTGCTCACTCGCCTGCTTGAGCTTGGCTTCCCATTCCTTTATTCGCGCATCACAAAATTCGATAGGACTCATAATCACGCCTCGCTTGCACCATGCGCCGCCGTTGCGGTAACAGATGACAGAACATAACGCTCAGGCGCAGGGCTAGACTGCACCGCCTTGCCATCAACCAATTTAGACGGCCAAAAATATCCGTCAATATCCGCCACGTTGAACGGCACGATAGACACGGTATTGCCTTGATTGCCGCCTAAACCAAGAATCTGCCCTTTGGCGTTCTTGCCGACAACAAAGAACACATGGCCACCGCCTTGTCGGGATTTAACCGCAATGCAACCATAAGCAGGTTTTGCCAATTTCGTCAGCCCGGAACTTGCCCATGCTTTCGCCCGGTACCAATCCTTAATTACCGCGCGGCCACTCTTGCCCAAGCAATGACCGACAAACAGCCCACACCACGGCGTTTCATCTTCAAAATACCAAGACTTTGCCGCGCCCGGGAACGTTCCCATATCTTTCAACCATTGCACAATTGTCGGGTTATGCGCTTTTGTGCCGACAATCTCTTTCAGGCCAATGTGTTTTTTAGCCTCTTTAATCCAGTCTAATTCTTGCATTTTTACTCTTCCATTAAAAAAGGCCGTCTGATTTCAGACGACCTGTCGTTACTCTTTATCGATAAATTTGTCAGCCGTTTTCTTGAGCCACCTTTTCATCAGCCCAGGGGCAAGGGTTTTCACGGTGTCCATCGCATGGCCTGTCAAAATACCGACAAACGCGCCTGCAATCGCACAAGTCCAAACTTGGTTAACCATCAAAAACCGTTCCACTACCGCCGCCGCTGCCACTGCCGACACAACCGCCTCAAACAAACTTGAGACCATATTGTCGTGGTCTTTAATACTCGACCACGCACTGCCGACAATTCCGCCCCCTATGGCAAACAGGTAGCCGAATTGAAAAAAATCCATTATTCCCCCTTTAGGCTGTCTTTTAATTTTTCGCCCGAAAATAAGAATTTAAGTGAGTTATTGCCAGCCAAGAGGCACAAGAATGACAGAATCGGCGGAATGACCATACCTGTGTGAGCAGGCGGAAACGCTCCCCAAAACGCCTGAGCCGTCAAGAACCAAATGAACGCCGACACCAGCAACAGATAGCCTGAAAAGACGTTGCCCTTGTACGTCTGCCAATACATCGCCGCCAATTGCAACAAGCCGATACCGCCAAACACTGGGATCAGGATAGATTCGGGTATCGTCTTAAACTTGTAGTAAATCGGCCAGTCGTAAATATCGACAGGCGAAAACGCAAACACGGCGGCATAGCCAATCAGCGACAGCCCACTGGCAAACTCGACAACGCGTGTCCCCGTGCTGAAAAGCCACTTTTGAAAACGTACAGGCAAAAAGCGCCAATCCAAAACATATTTAACCCATTTCAATGAGTTATTCATTTTCCAATCTCCAAAGAAAAAGGACTTTTTGACAAAATTATCAAAAAGTCCGTTTACGAAAAAAAGCCGCCTGAACCATTCAGACGGCCTGACCGTTAAACAAATTTGAAATCACGTTTCATCTGTTTCAAAAGCTTCGCTAAATCCTTTTTGTGGATAAAGTCGCCGCCTGTTGAGTTGATGATAATCGTACTGTCGTCTCCCCCTGATTGGCCTGCCATTTCGCGGATGGTTTGGGCGTGTTCAGCAGGCAACACCATCTCATTCTCGTGTAATTGAGTAAGAGGGTTGATACCTGCCGGAATATCCCAACCACCTGCCGCCGATGGAATCCGTGTTGTGGTCGTGGTAGTTTGAGAACCGCCACCACCGCCCATTAATCCCATCACTGCCGCCATAATAGCGGCCATTGCAGCAATGGCAAGAATCGGACCGACATAGGGAATAGAGGCTTGCGAAGCCGCCGCGCCTGATGCCGCCTGTGTTGCGTTGGCAGTAACGACAGATGTTGTTTCTGCCGCTTTGGTCGCCGCCGTCTTAGCCGCCGCTGCGGTTTCCAGCGTTTCCTTAGTCCCAAAAATCATCTTGTAAATCGCCGATTCCTGAACCATGCGCTGCATCATGCCCATTAATGGCTTTGTAACCATTTCCTGAATAAAGGTTTGCCCCATACTCTTGAAAAAGTTATTCATGGCCGTTCGGAAGTTCTGCGTACGCGTGAGCATGGCTGAAAAAGCCTGCCCCATCTGCTGCTGAGCTTCTTGCCAAACGTTCTTGCCACCGTCTTGAAGCATTTCCATGACGTTCGGCGCGTCTTTCTGGCGTTGGCTTTCGCGTTTGCCCTCGTTCTTCGCCTGCGTCCGTTCATGACCCTGCCCAAGTTCCGCCATCTGCCCTTTAAGCTTATCAATGGCCGTCTGACTATAAGTCGGGTCTTGTTCAGCAAGTGCGATCCGTTCTTGCAATGCGTCATAGGCAATCTGATAACGGCGATTTTCAAACTCGATTTCCAAATCAAGGCGTTCAAGTTGCGAGATACGGCCAGCGGCTAGGGCTTGGTCTGCCGCGTCTTTCTCCATCTCAAGCTTATGCTTGTCCAGCTTCTCCCATTCGGCCACCTGATTCATTTTCGCTTCAGTTGACTGCTTCGATAGCTGGTCTTCAAGGGTCAGGATTTTTTCACGCAGTTTCAAACCTGTTTTACTGCCGGCGTCAACCGTTGCCAGTTTTTCGCGCCAGTAGGCGGCCTCACGCGCTAAATCCCATTCTTGGTGCGTGAGCGTTTCGCGCTCCATTTCACGATGTGCAAGTTTTTGTGCTTTGATTTCCTCTTCCCAGCCTTGCATTGGGTCTTGAGCCGCTCCTGAGCCGCCTGCATGACCCTTTCCACCGCCTTTGCGTCCACTGCCACCTTTACGACCTGAACCACCGCCACCGCCACCAGTAGGCGCGTGAGCTTTGGCAGAACCTCCGCCGCCACCGCCGCGCATGGCTTTGGCTTCGTGGATATTGGCCGCGCGTTCCTTGATGGCATTTGCCATTGCTCCGGCGCGGTCTTTCGTCATGCTGTCTGCAATACGACCGCCAAGTCCGCCGTCATTCATCCGTCCCATTTGGACGTTATTCAGCTTTTCAATGCCCGAAACGCCGACCATTGACGCGGCTTTGTTGGCAAAGTCAATCATGCTGTTAATCATGCCGACGGCCTTGTTTACCATCCACTCAATCGCAGAAATAAACACGTTGCCAATGGCCTTGCCAAGATTGGCAAAGAATTGCGGCATATTGTTGGCGGCTTCTTTAATCAACATCCAACCTGTTGCGAAGGTGTTGATATAGACGTTGATGTACGCCCCGATAGTGCTTGAGATTAAGCTCATTACGCGCTCAAATACCGCCGACCATCCGCCGACATTCTCGTCAACCCATGCCGTCAATTCGCCGAACCATGATTTAACGGTATCGACAGCCTCGCCGATGGTTTCAGTGATGACTTGCCAGACGGCCTGTATCACGTCCGAAAGATTCGACCAACCATCGCCGAAAACGTCTATTTCATCGCCGAATTGGGAAATAAGGCCGATTACCGTGCCGATTGCGACAGCCACAATCCCGAACGGATTTGCCAGCAATGCAACATTCAATGCCAGCGTGGGCGCAACAGCGGCCGCAACAGCAACGGCAAACCCTGCAACAATAGGGACGACTAAATTCAGGTTGTCAGCAATCAGTTTAATAACCGCAGCAATCCCCGACATTGCGCCGCTGTCGTTCAGCAGCTTGGAAACCATGCTTTGCCAGTTATTCGAGAACACCGTCAACGCCTGACCCATCGTCATAGGCATTTTGGCCGCCTGCTCGCCGAATTTCTCCGACGCGCCGGATATGGCTTTAAAAATCACATCCGCCGTCAATTGCCCTTCACTGCCAAGCTTTTTAATCTCAGCGCGTGACTTGCCCATATATTCCGCAATCGTATCAAGCAGAATCGGCGCGGCTTCGGCAATGGATTTAAATTCATCGCCCTGCAATACACCACTACCCAAAGCCTGCGACAACTGCATAAGCGCGGCGGCCTGTTGTTGCGCCTGTACGCCACCGATAGCCATCGCGTTATTGGTTGCCTCGGTAAAGGTCAAAATCTCCTGTTGCGTGTAGCCGTAGTCCTTCAATGCGCGGCTTGTGGAAACGTACAGATTCGCCGTTGATTCCAATGAGGCGCGCGTATTGTTGGCCACGTCCAATAACTGACGTTGTACTGCCAAATACTCGCTTTCAGACGATACAACCTGTCTGACTTGTGCGTTGATTGACTGCATGGCATCGGCAGTATCAAGCATGGACTTGGCAAATGACAGTGAGGCAAATCCTGCTAGAACTGATCCAATTTTACCCAACCCACCAGCGGCCGCCGAAGCCTTGCCGTCTGTCTGCTCAAGCTCGCTATTCAGTTGTTCAACCTTGCGCTCGTAGGTTTCTACGTCAATCGCGCCAAGATTCAACAGTTGGTTAACTTCTGCCAGCTTCGCCTTAAACTGCTCCATCGGCGTACGCGTTTCTTCGTACACTTTCCGCGCTGAAGAAGAGATTTTGTTGAACATCCCCTCTTGTGCATCGCCAAGCGTTTTAAAAGTTGATGGATTGACGTGAAACGCCTGCTCCATCGACTTCTTCATATCGTCAAAATGCGTTTTCAATCGCGCCTTGACGTTGCCAATGGCGTTTTCAATGGCCTTTGAAGCCGATTCAGCAGAGTTTGCTGCTTGGTTAAACCCTGCCGCCGTGCCGTTTTCGACGGTTATTTTGATTTTTGCTTCCAAATCGCTCATACGACCGCCCATAAAAAAAGCCCGTGAATCATCACGGGCATGGTTTCAAATTTAAATTAGGCTTCGACCAGTTCAGCACCTGGAAAGACACTTTGTTCATTCCCCTGTTCAACGGCTTTACCGTACAGCCAAGCGCGTGACACTTCCGCGCCGTCAGGTAAGCCGTTCACAGTAACAGAATGTGAACACAGCGGATTACAGCCTGCTTCGTATGCCTTTTTCGAGACGTAGCCGTTCAAGGTTGCTACAACAGAGTTGTACTTGTAATCAATACTTGAATACTCGATTACATGGTAGCTTGCCACTGCGCCTGTGCTTTCGTCTTCAATCTCGTGCTTGATTGCGATTACTTGTTTCATATTAATTCCTTCAAATAACTAGATTCTTGCTGCTAAGATATAAGGTGTTGACGGAATATCAACTTCACTTCTATTTGTGCGTCTGTTAACGGTTATTTCATGATCCACTTCAATAACAATATTAGAAGTAGTATTGCCGTGTACAACATGAAGAAATGGAACACTGTAGAAAATACCTTTATAAACGTATCTATCTCTTCCTGGTTCTAAATTTTCATGACTAAATACAGACCAAAATTCTTGCTCGAATATTTGTTGACCGTTAATTTTAATTTTTACCCAGTAGCTGGATTTTGAATCAGGTGTAATAAAAGAGATATTTTGAAAACTTAATACAATATCCTTTTGCGTGGTGTTTGCATAAGTCATCGCATATCTACCAGTTTTAACCCTTGCAAAAGGGAAAAATTTCAGGACATCACCCTCAATTTTATCCGCGTAAACAGTACCTTCAAATCTACCGTTTTTAGCGTATAAATCACCATCCCTCGACACGGTAAAAGCACCATTGCCGATGTTGATGTTACCAGCGTTTATATATCCCAAATCACTACTAACTGCAGATAGGTTTTGTACAGATAACTTATCAGACGTAACGGAATTTGCAGCCAATTTATCAGCAGTTATCGAACCTGCCGCCAGCTTGTCAGCCGTAATACTACCGGCCGCCAGCTTATCAGCCGTGATACTTCCAGCCGCCATTTCACGCGCCGTAACGCTTCCAGCTTTCAGACGGTTTGCGTTCAGCGTGTTTGCCGTGATTTTATCGCCGTGAATATCCCCAGCGTTCAATCTATCGACAATCGCCTTACCGTTTACCACCAGTTCGCCGTTCACGCCGACACGGTTTTGCCGTGTATCGACCGTAAATGGGAAAATATCAGCCTTGCCAGTCGCACCAATGCCGAAGCGGTCTGCGTTCACAATAAACTTGCTTTCGGGCGTGCCGTTTTTCGGTGTGGTTGCCAAGCCGTAGCCTGCCACCTTGCCGTTAACGTCAACCTTGACAGTATATTGCGCCTCCAAGCCGTTGATACTTTTGGCATGGGCTTGCACCGCCGCCGTATTGCCGTCAGCTTTGCTTTGCACTGTCGTGATACGCTCGCCAAGAGATTTAATATCGCCTGTTGCTTTGGCTAAGGCAGTCTGAACGACCTGCACCGTACCGCGAACCTCCTGTAACCCGCTATCGTCCTCCGGCGCTGGCGTCCAGTCAGTCGCAACAGTGCCGCGCTCCAGCTTAATACGGTCAATCCGTGAGGCAGTTCTACCGCTATTCGGACCACAATAAATCAATAAGCGGTTGTTTGATGGGTTGTTTTTCGACCGTTCCCACGTTGCGGACAGCCTGTAAACGCCATCAGACACTTTCTTCGTTTTACCCAGCCAGTTCCAACCGTTCGAGTTGAACGGCCAAAACGCTTCGCGGTCGCTGCCTAAATCCCCCCAAATCGTTACAGTAAACGGCTCGCCCTCTTGTAACGAATTATCAGTCATTTGATATGACTGAATTAAATAGGTTGAATTTTGAACTTGCGTTGCGGAATCTCGGATTAAGTTTCTTCCCCCGACAGATAAGTTATTGAGTTTCGAGGATACTTGTTCAATCTTGCTTGCCCTCTCACGCGTTTCCGCTTCGATTCGTGCGTTTACACTGCCTGCGCCGTTGCCGTCAATCAAGGCGATTTTGTCACGCAAAGCCTTGTTCAGATTGCTTTCTGCCAAATCCGTGACTGACACATCAGTAACGGTAAAAGCAATACTGTTGCTGACGTGCATGCCGTCTTTGCCGAAGCTGTCATAACCGGCGGCGCGTAAATAATAGGTCTTACCCTGTTGCAAATCCTTTCCGTTGCATTTCGTGATTGAAACAAATGTTTCAGCACCATCATAGGCTTTATTCGCGTCTATTGTTGGGACGGCCTGATTCTCAGACACCCAAATAACAATGCCTGCGAAATCCTCTTCAGACGGCATGGCGCATTTGAAAAACGCCTGACGTAAACTGCTGTCAATCTCAATGCCTTGCAATGGTTTGAGTTGCGGATTTTGTGCGGCCACTTGCGCCCAGCTACCAGTTTTCCCAGTAACCGCACGGCCACGAACTTTAAAGACAACATCACGCACTTGTCCGCCGTCAGCTTTCATATCTGCTTGCGTGTAGGTAAATCCGTTGTCAACAATACCGCTCAAGCTTCGCAGTCGTTTTTGCGTATTACCTGCATAAACTTCTACGTCGTAGGTATCGGCCCCGCCCAGTTTATCCCAAGCAATCACGGCTTCTTTACCGTATGCCCAAGATGAAGTCAGGCGTAAGTTCTGAATTTGCCCAAGTGGTGCGCCCTTGATGGTGTAGGAATATGCCGGAACTTCTGAAAGCTCCTGTACCCCACTACCAAAGACGTTAAAAGACACCAGCTTAACCCAAACCGTGCGCCCTACCCAGTTTGCAGGGACGGCGTATTTGAACATCGCTTCATCAATGCGCACAAACTGGCTGCCTGCATTGTGTCGGTCGATGTTTGAGCCATACGCACCGCGCGTCAGGTTGCCAAGCGTATAACGTCCCACGCCTTTCAGTTCGGCAGTCTCGTAGGCTAAAAACTCGCCGTCAACGTAACACAAGGTCAGCAAATCACGGCTGTCTTGCTCCGTTCCGCCTGTCATTTGCCCGGCGGAAATTTCAACGTTCAGAGTATTGGCGCGGTCGAAAACTGCCCCGCTTGCCAAAGGTGCAGACAGTGAGCCAAAACGCGCTTTCTTGTTGGTTGCGCCGATTCGCGTGTAGCTGTCGCCATCGGTCGAAATCCACACTTCAGCACCGCCCCACATATCGCCGCCAGCGGTTGCAAGCCAAATTTGAGGCTCGCCTCCGGTCAATTGCAAAGGTGCTTCAAAAACAACAGGCGCGTGGGCATTACCGGGCGATTTGTTGTAATCGGCGGAATAGCCTAATGACGGCTGTGTTGGGTAGGCCGTCGCCGTCGCCGCGCCCATCGGGAAATCTTCAGCCTTGACGGTCAAAACGCCCTCTTCGTCCTCCTCAATTTCAATGATTCGTACAGGCGTTTTATTAAGCCCCAAGCCATCGTCTGTCAGCGTTACCAAGTCCATAGGCTCAAGCAGGCAGTATTTCCAACCAAGCTTAAACTCATATTCATTGCGGACGTACAAGGCACGCTGTAACAGCAATTGTGCTACATGGTTTGCGACTTTCGCGTCACAGATTCCGTGCATCTTAACTGCATCTTTGGGACGTAGGCCGTATTGCTCAATATTCGCCTGGTCTTTCACTTCGGCCACGGCGATATTGTAGTCATTGGCGCGGTCGAGATATTCAACCTGTATTTGGTTGTAAGCGTCCGCATTGGTTTTGCGCTCAACCTTTAAAGGGTCTTCAGCGCCTGAAACGATAAAATCGTCATCGGTCAAGTCGTAAACAGGTGTCAGATTTGGCACATAAGCCGCACCGTTTCCCGACAGCTTCACGTCGCCATAAGGGACAATTTTCAGACGGCCTTGAGAAAACACCGCCGCGCTATTGGTCTGTTCCAACAGTTCGGAAATGTTTTGCTGTGCCTCGGTCTGCTCACTGTAAACAGGGCTTAAAAAGATACCTGCCGCGCGGCAATAAACGCCGTAAACGCTTGTATCACCCAAGTTTTCAGCAGGAAATCCGCAGCCGTAGTTCTGATTCGTCAGCATATCGCGAATAATTTCGCTCGGATTTGCGTCAGGAATTGAGGACGAATACCCCATCTTCCCGATGACCTCGAAATTATGGCTGTAAATTTGCGCTGATTTTGTCAGTTCGTAATTCGGGCTGTAAATATAAGCCGTGCCGGAATAGTTGATTGCTTGCGCTTGGTGCTTCGGCTGTTGCAAATGCGTCCAAGTCGGCTGCTCATCGCCACCTTTGGCAAGATTCAGGCGCAATTGAGAAAGCGATTCAAACTTTTCTTTGTCTCGCCAAATGCGCCCAATGCCTTTAATCTCACCCTCGCACAAGGCCATCATAACGGCGGCTTCGTAAGTGTAGGAAATATCCTCTTGTTTTACGCCACCGCCGCCCTTGCCGCCTTGTTGGGTCGTTGTCTTGGTCTCAATAGTGGTAAAGTCGCCGTACCAAATCAAATTACCAGCAACACGCGCCCGACCGTAAACAACAGGCAGGGTCAAGCCTTGAGACGATTGCTGAACTTGTAGGGACAGAATCCGTTGTTCAGAATTTGAAATAGTGGAAGTCTTACCGCCCATGATGAACCTCTATAAAATCAATATACTAAATGCGCTTCATACCAAACGCCTTGTAAATCATTCAAACCCATGGATTCTTTTGTTGCAATATCGAAGCCTGTTTTTGTCACATTTGTAATATGAATCAATGGTGCGGAAGTTTTTTTTATGTCAAGCGTAACCTTGACAAATGGGATTTTTGAAAACGGCTTTTTAAATTTGATCGTTGTAGATGGTGCTAAATCTAAATCGCCCCCCAAATCATTTTTAGGGACGTACGCCGCCTGATACTCTTTGCGGGTATCGGTTATTTTGCTAACTTGGTCGGCAATCGTTGCAATCTGTTTGCGCAAATCGGTGTCGTCATACGCCGCGCCGCCTTTGGGCTGATTGGCAAGTTGTTTTTTGACGGCTTCCAATTCTTTTTTAATTTCGGTGTCGTCATAACTACCGCCAGTGGCTTCACCGTGACCACTACCCAATCCATAAGCTGTTATTTGAATATTCATTTTCTTTCTCCAAAAGTAAAAAATTTCATCGGACGGCCGGAAAGTTCGGCCTGATCCAATTCATCCAAAACCACACCGCGCCCGATATAACTGTGAATAATCTTGTTGTCGCCAACATAAACCGCGCCATGCGAAAACGTGCGCCCGAACTTCCAGACAACAACGTCGCCGGGTTGCGGCGTGTCGGTCTCATGACAGACTTTCAAAACCCAGCCAAGATAACGCTCCTCGTCTCGGTGCAAGTGCCAGTCTTGAGGATATGGTCGCGGGTCAAAATCGGCAGGAAGTAAACCAGCCTCCCGATAGATTGCGACAAGAATCATCGCGCAATCTACCCCTGCACCCTTGACCATCGCTTGATGATGGTACGGCGTACCAAGCCACGAATAAGCCTCTTCGACAATTCGCTTTCTCAAATCCATTTCAGACGGCCTCATTTAAACCACCGTATCAGCAGATGGGATATAAGGGAAACCGCGAAAATGCACGATGTTCTGGAACTTGTCTTTACAAGTGCTTTGTCGTTTATCGCAGCCCGGATAGATTTTGAACACATCTCCGGCGCGTGGCGGGTGTGGTAAGCGCAAGGCAAAAGACAGCGTGCCGTCTTTATGTTCTTTGACGGTGCGTGTCAATCCTGCGTTAAGGCCGCTTGTGAACTTGATAACGCCCTGATTAAACCAACCGTTCGCCTGTGTCAGATTGCAAGTCAGTTCCGTTCCGGTCGTGCTGTTTGCGGTTACGCGGCCGTCCACAGTAAACTTTTCACGGTTGACTTTACAGCCTCCGTCATAAAGCGTTCTCATGCAACCGGCCTGATAGATATTGCGTGGGCTTGATACGTTCAGCAGTTCAATATCCGATTTAACATCAACCTTGACGGACGAACGACTGCCCGACACATCCGACACACGCCCGGAAAAGATAATGACCGTGCCAACAGGTTCAGGATTTGGCGTAAGGAAATCGCGGAAAAAGACACGCTCAATAACCACCCTTGCGCCGTCCAAAGCACCGCCAAGCGCGGCCTCTGCCCACTGCAAGCCCTCAAGTCTATAACTTGGCTCTGCGGCGATTTGCAGCGTATTGGAATCAACATCAAGCCCTACTACCGTTCTTGTTGCGCCGCGTTTGATAATCAGCTTATAAGCCTCGTATTGATTCCCCTGCCATGTAACAGGTTTGTCGAAATTCGTATGACGCAATACTTGCCCATTTGCCAAAGTGATTGTGAACAAATCGGCCATCAGAAACCTGTCTTCGTTATGAAGCAGATTCATTAATTCAGCGCTTGCACTTTTCATAATTTCAAACTCGTAAACTCGATTTTCTTCGCGCTCCACAGATGACCGATGAAGTTTTCAAAATCCACCGTATCAGACGTAAAGCGGACGCGGAAATAAAAACCGCCTGTCCATGTGATAGGTCTGCCGGGCGTTTGCGGCGTGTTTAGAACCAATACGCCGTTATTGTCTATCGAGAAATCACGGCCATGCGTCAAAGCAACACCGCCTACTTTAACCACCGGCACACCTTTGACCGCTAAAACAGGCTCGGTAAAACCGCCGTAATTGCGCACAAGTTGGTATCTCGTTACGCCCTGAACAACATTCCCGATAAGCTGGTCTGTAACCTTGTTATCCGTTGGGTCTTCATACAAGAAGCTGTCAAAACTGCCACGGCGTTCGTTGAAAAAGCCTGCCAGCTTCTCAAGTTCGTTGATTGAGGCTTTTGTTCTCAATACTTCAAACGACAGTGAGAATTTCCATTGCGGATAAGTGTAGTACGCGCTGCGAATCTCACGCCCTGAAGCTGACTTTTGGATATTGGTACTCCAAACAGCCGTTTTTTTACGTCCCCACTTCAAGCCGGGGAACGTTGGGAAAACTGCGTTACTCATATCAAATAATCCCCTTCGCTTTCAGCAATGCGTTAAATTCGTCCTCTGACAGCTCACCGCCTCCAAGCATACCGATGGCTTCCGCCTCGTCCGTTTCGCTCTGTACAGGGCTAGATGACGGCTTAATGCCCATATATGAGGCTACCAAGATATGCACGGGCGGATGTTCACGCCAATAGTCATTTAAATGCCCGATTCGCGGCAAATCCAAGTTGTCGGCAACGTAATCCCACGTCCACCCAGTTGAGGCGCAGACGTGGGCAATCATCGCGCCGAAACTTAAACCGCCGCCTGAGCTTCCCCCGCTTGCGCGGCTTCCTGTTCTTTGCGTTTCAAGCCGGAAACGTCCATCACGGCGGCGAATACTTCGTTCATGTTGCCAATATCAATCAAATCGGCCACTTCTTCGCGTGTCATATCGGGATAATTACGGCGCAATGCGGAATGGGCGCAATCGATAACAGTAGAAATCTGTTTTGCATCTTGCACGTTGCCATCAAATGCACCAATGCGGCTTTGCAACTGTTCCAATGCGCCTAAAGCGATTGGAGGAATAACATATTCAGTGCCGTTCAGTTCAACGGTTACGCCTTTAATTCGTACGGTCATTTTTCTTTCCTTTTTTTGGGGTAAATGAAAAAAGGCCGTCATTTTCAGACGGCCTGCATTATTACTCTTGAATCCACAACGTACCGACTTTAAAGCCAGCCTCATTGGTTGAGGCAATAAAGTCAATTTCAGGCACGGAGAAGTCATCGTTTTTGGTTGAGAACAATCCCAATTTGCCACTGGTTACGCTTTCCAGTTCCAACAAGGCTTTCTTGCCTTTAAACTGTGTCAGGTATTTCAATTTAAAGGTCGGCGTGTTGCCCATCGCCATATTAGACAGCTCAATTTTCTTGGCTGACGGCATAGGTAACGTATATGTGAAGCTAGGGTAAACCGTCTTGCCTTTATCCGCCTCGTTAAACGAGTAAACGCCGTTTGCGGCAACGGAGTATTGGCCTGCTTTCGGATTGCTTGCTACTTTAACCATAGCTGTACCATCGCTGCCCATAACGCCTTGGTCTTCGACGAAAGTACCGCCCGGCGCCATGCCAGTCAAAGGAACGTTATATGGTGCTTGAGCCGGAATATCCTTACCGTCAGTATTTGCCCATAACGCTTTCATCGTACCGGTTGCAAACTCAGCACCGAAGAACAAAGTATTCAGTGTCAAGCCGTTAATTAACGCGCCTTTGAACTTACCTGAAACTTTGACCTTGCCTTGAGCAACAGCCAGCGCAAAGCGGTTTTGGCCGTAAAACTCTTTCAATTCTGCTGATAAATCAACAGACATTTCCTGCAAGCCCATGATGCGCACGGGCGTTGCGTTTTGCACACGGTTGCCGTAAGCATCCGTAATCATTTCGGCGAAAACCTCGCCACTACCAAACGTCAACTGCATGACATTTCCTTTCTAATTGCCGACTAAGCGGCGCAAATCATAATTGGGATAATACAGACGGCCTGATTGCCAAGCGTTCCCTCGTCTGTTTCTACCGTACCTTCAACGCGACAATACTCAACGTCCGCGCCATCGACCGCTAAAGCCGTCTTGCCTGTGATTGGGTGGACGGCGTTCACGGCATTACACACCGCGTCAATCAGCGGATTCATGATAGGCGCTGGCGGCTCGCCTGACGTTTGGACGTACAGATACACATCAACGCGTAACAGCCATTTCGTCTCTTGCCCGGTTGTCGTTACCGCCTGCATATCGCCCTGAGCCATAAACAACGCTGGCTGGTCGTAACCCTTCACGTCATTCCAGTGCAACAGTTTGCGGCTCTTGGTAACAAAACCGTCCAATGCCTCAAGCTTTGCCCACAGCGCGGAATAAATCGCTTCACGATTCATCGTAATGTCCCCTCAATGGATTTTTGCAAATCCGCTTCAATCTCCGGCTTCATATCGCGCAAAGCCGACCGCAAAAACGACCGTTCAGGCAGCTTCACATTGCGAGAGTGGGCGCGGATTTGGACATAACGCGGCGATTTCAACGGCCTGCCGAAAGCTTGACGTATCTGCCTCATTGATGCTTTAACGTTGACTGTTCCGGTAAAGCCATATTCATGCGCCGCGCCGTATCGGACATTCGTGTTGACCTCTCCAACCACCAAACCGCCCGAACTGGTTACTTGCTGATGTATTGAGCGGCGAAGATTGCCAGTCCGTACATTCAACACCTGTCCAGACAGGCGGTTTTGCATAACCTCGCGTTGCAACTTCAAAACCGACCGACCGATTGACTTTTCAATCGCCGACTGCACGCCGTCAGAATAAGCTTTCAAGACGGCCGCGATTGCATCGCCGCCAATAAACTCAACATTCAGCATTTCAGACGGCCTTTCGCTTGTATTCCATCAAGATGGCGTAGGCAGACGGAGGGATACCGCCCGACTGACCAAAGCTTGAAAAGGATATAGTCTCCCCTGCAAGGCTTTTACTCTGCACGCCCTTGTTCTCGATTTCGTTCAAGCGTTGCGTTGCGATAATCAAGATGGCCTCCTGAATATCGTCAGGCATGATTTCATAGCCTGCACGGTACGACACTTCAACGTTTCTGATACCACGCGCAAAACAGGCATGACGAATCAACAGCCAGTTATCAAAGTCCCAGTCATCTACCGCACGTCCGTTGATTTTTACAGACGACACGGAAATAACAGGCCATTGTTCCAGCACAAGGCGATTCTTGCCGTTGCCGTTGTATCGCTCGACATAATCCGCCGCTTCCAGTTTGCGACCGATAAAAGCCTCAACCGCCGCCGATACACCGTCAAGCAAGGTCTGGAAATACGCGTCTTGCTTGTCATGGGTAACGCCCAGCCGTTGCTTGAGCAAATCAAGTGGGACAAGGGTGGTCATCGTTATTCAGCCTTTTCAGCTTCGGCAGGTTGTTCAGCTTGTTCAGCTTCAACCGGCTCTACCGCTTCGGCAGGTTGTTCAGATTTCGCTTTGCGGCCGCGCTTACCTTTTTCAGGCTCTTCAGCTTCGGCAGGCTCTTCAGCCACATTACCAAAACCGAACTGATACAGGAATTGCGCTGATTCAGCAGGTACTTCAACAATTCCGTTTTCGCCCACTTCGTAGCTTTGGCTACCAAAGGAAACATCGGTAAAGCCTTCGGGCGCTTGTAATTTAACCATTTCAGTCATTTCAAAATCTCCAAAAGTCCAAAAGAAAGAGGCCGTCCGAAATTCAGACGGCCTGATTAGGCTTAACCCACGTTGGTAATCATACCGAAGGCAGGCATAAACATACCTTGCAACACTTCGTCCGCATAGACACCGTACTCGTACATACGGGTACGCAGCGGCCATTCGATTTGGTAGTACTCTTGGCGCGTACGCACTTGCAACAGGTTGCCCACGCCTTGAACGTAGGCAGGAAGACGGCTTGAATAGAACAGGTAAGTACCGGCAGGCAAGTTCGGGTGTACGACAATATTCAATTCATCGCCTGTGATTTTGTTCAGGTACGAACCGACAACCACACCAGCTTTAATGTTTGCGGTGTTGTTTACATCCACATTCAGCTTAATCAGCGGTGCGCCGCCATTGCCGATAATCAGCTTAGTCAAAGAGGCTAAATCGCGTGCGTTGACGTAGATTGTGTCAGGGGACAGGCGATATTTAGAGTAGAAGTTAGCAAAGGCTTCTTCAAACTCATACACGCCGCCTGCACCGTCTGAGGTCAGGCCGCTGCCTTTGTTATCCGCCCAATATGCGCCTGAATCAGGCAGTGCAATTTGGGTCAACAGGCCGTCAAATTCCAAGATAGAAGTTGAATTGTCTTCAGACGGCAAAGAAGCGGCTGTTTGAGTGCCTTCGGCATCCGCCAAAATATCCACTTTCGCAGAAGTAGTGACCGCGCCCAGTTTTTCAGAACCGGCAGCGCCCCAGAACCAAGCGTAGGCAACCGCGCCGCGAACGGCTGGAACCATAGCAGTTACTTTTTTACCTGTTGCGATACCGGAAACAGAAGCGGCCGCAGATTTCTGAGCAGAACCACCACCGAATGTATCGGTAGAACCGTCCGCGTTTTGGCGTGTGATTTTAGCCGGTACTTGAGCAGTTTTGATGTTCAGGCTTTGACCGATTGCGCCGTTGTTTGCGCCTGCCACGTCCCAATACGCCTGCAAGCCCAAAGCCACGCAGATTACAGACAAGGTGCTTCCGCTGATTTTGCCCAACGCGTCTGCTGAAACAGCAGCGGTCGGTGTAGGTGTAACGCCTGATTTCAGACTAGTGTTACCACCCAACAAAATCATTTCTTCGGCAATCATGGTAGCCTGCAAGGTTTGGGCAACCGCCAACGCTTTCACGTCCTCGAAACCACGCGCGGCATAGTCAGCTTCAAAGGGAACTTGGTTTTCCAAGCCGATGGCGCGGAATTGGGCGTTACGTTCTACCACTTCGTGATTGATGACACCACCGCGTTTGCCTTCGCTAATGCCGGCGCGTTGATTACCAACGTTGATATTCGTGATGGCTTTCCAGTTTGAACCAATGGTGCGGCCGCCACCCACGCGTGGGATACGGTTACGCAACGGGGTCAATACCGGATAGAGTTTTTGTGACGGCGCAGACAGGTCATAGGTTTGCAGGCCAGTAGTAAAACTGGTCGGCTGAGTAAAACCTTTATTCAACGGCTCGCCGTTTGCTTGTGCTGACTTCATCAGCTCAATTGTTTCTTGTGTGAGTTGATTCACGTTCATTTATCGCTCCTGATAATAAAAAAACCGCCTGTAAGCGGTGTTACAGACGGCCTGCCTGTGCTGCCTTAACGAGTGTTGCCACGTCGTCAAGAGAACCGTCATTCTTTACAATCGGCTGAAAACCGTTCAATGGGTCTTCGCCGTTGTCTTCTGCCTTGCTGATAGCTTTCGTACTGCCTTTAGGCGGAGCTGCCTGTTTCTTCAGGCTTTCGATTTCCGCCTGTGCTTTAGCAAGGGCATCATTCGATTTCTTCAGCGCGTCTTGTGCTTTTGCCAATTCGTTCACCGATTCGGCTTTGGCAAGACTATCCGGCACAGATGACTTCTCAAGACGTGCCAAGATTGTTTTTAACAAGACGATTTCAGACTCAGACAAATTCACACTTTCCGATTTCTCAGTCTCGTCTTCTTTGTCGTCTTTCTTATCGCCTTTGTCGTCTTTACCGTCCTTGTCTTCTGCTTCAGGCTCTTTATCGCCGTCTGCCTTTTCAGCATCATCGGCTGGTGTTTCATCGGCTTTGTCAGCTGGCTTGTCGTCTTCTTCCTTATCCGCCTCTTCCTCGTCTTTCGGTTTGTCTGCCTTGTAGCAGGTAAATACCGCATCAGGATTGGCAGGGCGGTCAACAAGGCTGATTTCTGTCAGCTTCAAGCCTGTGATTTGTGACTTATTCAATTCATCGCGGGCGGTAACGCTGCCGCCGATTGAAAAGCCTTTGTAAACGCCTGTCTTGACTTTCGTAACCGCAACAGGGTCAACGATATGCGCCCCAAAAAATGTGCGCCCATCGTCTTCTACGTTAATCTCAATGGCCGTCCCCGCCGCGTTTGAGCCGTGCATTTCACGCACTGCACCAAACTTCATGTAATCGGGAATAGCCGCTTTCATTGCTTCTGCCGCGATGATTTCGCCGTCCGAATCGACTGCTTCACTTGAGGCATACCCCCAAACTTTGACAGTTCCGTCGTCCTGCGCCTCCATCTTGGCAATTTCTGCGTATAACTTCGCCATTCTTTGCTCCAAAAAAAGCCGCCCCACGAAGAGGCGGCAAACACACTCACTTTACCCAAAGGAATCAAGATTTAGGCATATCCTCTGCCAAAACAGGGATAATCGTACATCTGCAATTCGGGTGTCCCGGAATCGTCAACGAACCATGCGCGAAATGCTCATGTAGTCCAATAACGCCCATATCCCCATTGGTATTGCAAATTTCTGACACTTTATCGTCTTCAGCGGTAAGCCACTGTTTGCCGGAAACAAGCCCGGTCTCTTCCCAACCTATCAGATTACCCATACCGTCAGCCATCGCCGTCTCAGTTCGGGCAATGGTTCGGGCGCGGGTATTGCTGAAAGCGTGAGATTCTTTCAGACGGCCTGCCAATTCCTGCACACTGTCGCCGTTTCGCATGGCTTCGACCACTTGGCCGCGTATCATTTCGCGCGTTCCCTCTGTGATTTGCCATTCAGCGGCAGGATTCTGGATAAGCTTGCCACCCACCCACTTCATACCGACCATTTCGGCGGCGCGTTCATGCGCCCACTTGACGGCACGGCTGCGAATATTCGTAACCATACCGACAGCAGGGTCAGGCATTACCTGCAACAAGGCGGCAACCGCCCCGTCTTCCGCCGCTCGCCTGATGATAGGCTCGACCACATCGGACAAACCCGACCACTCGCCAAAATCCAAACCGTCGGTAATGATTTTGGCCACTCGGTTCAGTTCGGCGGTCATGTCTTCAGCCTGCCAGTCAACAGCAGCACCACCAATCAGCGCGGCAATCTGTTCAGCCAAGCCGTCAATACGCGTCAGCAAATAAGCCTCAATAAGCGCGGCGGCTTCGCCTTCGCTCATCGGGCTTTCCGACTTTCCCAGTTTTTCAGCCTCTTGATTCGGCTGTTCTTCTGGTTGTTGGCCGTCTTGCTGATTCTGTTCAGGCTGTGCCTGCTCCGGTAATGGTTCTTTGCCCAGTTCGGCGCGAATTTCGTCAGCGGTCAAGATGCCAGCGTTTTTGTATATGGCGTAGATTTCAGCCTGTTCTTTAGGGTTGAGCGATTCCTCTTCCTTCCAAACAAACTCATAAGCCGCCATATCCATGTATCGGGCAAGCACGTCATCAATCAGGGCTTTTACCCAGTTTTTCAGACTGCTCATGCCGTCGGATAACGACTGCTCACGGCTCGTCTCTGCTACGCTGCGGTTTACCTGCGCCACAAACGGCGTAGGCTCGACACTAAACGCAAAGCAGACGACACGCGCCAGCCATTCGTCGTAAACGTCTTTAAGCGGCGGCTGCTTCGTCTCTTTAAAGTTTCTGGCTAACTCGCCCGGCACGAAACGCATTTTGCGCCGTTCCGCTGTCTCGCCTGATAGCAGCAAATCCCAATACTCTTGGAATCGCTTGATTTCGTCAGATGTCCAACTTTCAGGCACACCAACAAGCGCATCGGGGACACTGCCGGCCGTGTAGTATTCAAGCGCGTGAAGCTGCCGTTTCAGGGCAATGTTCACGGTCATGATGATTTGCTCAACGGGCGAATAGCCGTAGACTTTATAGCTTCGATTATTGCGTGAGCGGTAAATCAATTCGTCCGCCGTGTAGTCAACCGCCGCCATGCCATGCAGAATTTGCTGATAAGCTGTATCAGGCGGTGCTGGCAGACGGCCTGTATTGTCCAATACGCGCTTAATCGTCGCCCCGTCTATCACTTCAAGGGCGTACAGGTCGCCGCCCAGTGTTTTGCGCGGATAGATACACGGTGCATCAATGACAAACAGATCCTCCAGCAAGATACGCAGCCAGTCTGCCCAAGTATGCTCTTTGTCAGGCATTTGGAAAAATGCGATCGCTTCATCGACCTTACGGTCTTTGCGCTGTGATTCGTTGTTTGCCGTTGATTCGATATCGCGCTTCTGAATCGTCCACTTCAAGCCTTCCATTTGGTCTTTGCGCTTCTCGATGACCAAACGCAGCACATCGTAGTTATCGGCAAGGGCGCGTAGTTGTGCAAAGCCTATGGCCTCACGTTCGCGCGGTTTGGAATGCCCTACGTTGTAAAACGGCTCATAGTCGAACCGCCGACCCTCTGCCTGCTGTGCGACAGGGGCTAAAGGCTCGCCCACGTCCATCCAAGCATCCGCGTTGCCGGTAAAGGCGTAACGGACACCAGCGGCAACGCGGGCAATAAAGCCTTGTGATAAAGGTGTCTTTTTACTCATTTATTTGCCTCGACCTGCGAACGCAGGTAATCAATCATGCCCGTTCGGGTGTCTAGTAGCTCGCCAAACGCTCGGCTTAAACAGTCGATTTGGTCGTCATGCTGACCATTGGGGAACATCCGCATTTCAGCAATCAGCGCGTCTGTGTCCCATGTGCCATCATCCAATAACATCACGTTACCGATGTTGACCTGTGCCGCGAATGGTTCGGCTCGTGTAACCTTATCACCCGATTCAGGACTGGCAGATACAGAAAAACCCGCCAATTGACGGGTTAAATATAGGGTTTGCGACTTACCGGCCTGTCCGGGGTCTTGAGGGATAGATATTTTAGTTTTCACGCCGTCTTTTTGCGCCGTGTTTTTCAAAATTCTATCTCGCTCGTCTGCTCCATACTGACCGCGCACGATATTGGCGATAATGTACCGCCCATCTTCAGTTACGCCAAGCCTGCCGCCTGCTGTATAGTCGCCATCGTTCGCTGTTGAGGCTAAGTCCCATCCGCGAACCCATCGAATATTACCGGCAGGCAATACCTTAACAAATTGCAGATTGTCAGGCTTAAACGTACCGCCATCAGGCGGTGCAGGTTTTTGCAAATACTGCCCGGCAAATACATACGGCGCGGCCTGTTCCATTCGGCGCAACGTTTCAATATCGTGCTTTTCAGGCCACAATGCCGTGCCGTCTTCCTGAATGGCAGGTAAGCAAAGGTGTTCCCACTCTTCGCCGTTGCCGCCGTCAAGCAGCCAGCCTGCAATGTCTTTCTCATGCAACCTCTGCATAATCACGACAATAGGCGTGTCAATGCTGTTCTTTCGAGATTCAAGCGTATTCTGAAACCAGTCAATGACGTTTTGCCGTCTAACCTCGCTTCGGGCTTCGTCAGCCTTGTGCAGGTCGTCCAAAATTAGGGCGCCTCCAAAGCCCTCACGGTGCTTACCTGCGCCGAAACCTGTAATCGTGCCGCCTGTACCTGTTGCATACATCACGCCGCCGGCAGTCGTTTTCCAGTGATGGCTACTCTCGCTTGCAAGCTCCACGCCCGGGAATATTGCCCGATATTCTTCATGCTGTAACAAGTTTCTGATTTGCACTGAGTTATTGACGGCCAACGTTGCCGAATAGCTCGCATGGATAAACTCACTATCAGGCACACGACCCATCGCCCACGCGATAAAATTCACAACCGCAATTTCCGTTTTCGAGTATCGCGGCGGAATATTAATAATCAGGCGTTTTGTCTCGCCGTTGAAAACACGTTCAAGCGCGTTACAGATTAAGGCGTGATGTTTTGCTTGCGTCCACTGATAGCCACGGCGCTCACGAAACATCCAGCGAGTGAACATGTACAGATTGACCGAACTTAAATCCCGAATTACTGAGATTTCAGCCTCGTTGAATTGCTCTATTGCCATTTTATTCTAACTTCCTTTGGAAAATTGCTTAAAAATGGCAATACAGCCTCTCTTATGATTAGCATTTTATGCTAAACCTTGCTCAAAACATCTTCGGCAATCTTACGAAACTCTTCAGCATTAAGCCGTACCGTCGGCGTCATACTGCCATCGCTCGATTTAACGTCAAACTCTGTCTTGTCGCTCCACTTCCCGCGCTGTCTGTTTTTCAGCCAAAAAATAGCGGCAGGCGTATCTGGCGGATAGTATTTTGTCATTGGCGTTTGAATAATCTCTCCACCAACTGCCCGAATATCTACATCAGGGGCTTCATAGCCCATTGCACGCTGATACAGGCGGCTAGCGACATTTGCGTCCGCCAACATCTTGCCCTTTTTTATGGACTCCAAAAATTCGGGAAATTCGCTCTTCCAATTATTAAGCGTTGATACTTCAACATTAAAAAAATCAGCCATATCGGCATCTATTGCACCAAGCAAGCATAATTTATAGGCTTGTTCAGCATATTCGGGTTTGTATTTTGTTGGCCGCCCGATTGGGCGTTTTGTCTCGCTCATATCGAACTCCAAAAAAGAAACCGTCTAACTCCGACCTCTCTCAGAATTAGACGGCTTAAAACACACTCGACTCACAGGAAAAATGGAACGCCCTACACCGGCAAGGCATAGGGCGAAGTGCAAGAACCGCTTTATAGTCTGTCTTTGCATGACAACCATCTAGGTCGGGCAACCGCGTCTCACTCGCACCGCGCTTTATTAAGGCTCTCTCTCGTATGTAGGGCGCGACCCCTAATTGATTTTGGAAGCGTCCGCGGCATCTTCCTCAGTGGCTACGCCACCCCTTTTGCCTATTGCCAGTTATGGCATGGCTAGAAAACCTGAAACCGTCCAGAGAACCCTCCAACCCAAAATCTCAGGCAGTCTGAAAACGCAAAAACCGCCCTACAAAGGCGGTTTATATAGCTATTTCCAAACTATAGCATAATTATACATAAAAGGTAACATCATTTCAACAGATTAGAACAATTTCATATTAGAAATTTTTTCAGTTTCAACGCCGTAACTGATTTGGTCGCCACGCACAACAAAGGCGTAGTCTTTAAAGCCGGTATACCCGCCATGCTGATTTTTTGCGTTAATACGCGCATTGAAGATATGTCCAAAGTAAAACATACGCGTCATGCAATTACCCATAGACGGGTCAATTTTCGTACAAACCGCAATCCAGCCTTTACGCGCTGGTGTTGTATCAACGCTGCGAATATTCATCGAATCAGGGTCAACAAGATTATCAACCGCCCATTCTTTGATTGCTTTTTCAAACTGGCTTGGCGGCATTGGGTCTGGATAGGTCGCGGCGGCTAGTTGCTGTTGGCTTGGCTCAATCGCCGCTGCACAAGCAGTCAGCAATCCTGCAACAATGGCAGTCAGTAATAGTTTCTTCATGTTGTTTTCCTTTTTGTGATAAAGAGTGTTATTAAATTATGCCACAGTGTTTAAACTCGTCATAGAGTTTTATTTGAATGGACTCTTCTAGTTTGGCAATTTGTTGACTTACTTTTTTCGAGTGTCGCCATAATGTCATTTTACTAATATCGTACTTGTCCATAATCTCCACCTGCTTTGGAAACTTCCTCAAGATATTCGACACCAGCGCATCACATATCAGCAAATTCACGCCCTCGTTTTGTTGCTCAATATAGGCGGTAATATCAACGATTCCGCTCCAATCCGCACTATGTTTACACTTCACTACTGCAAGCTCGTATCGGTTTAACACGCGCTCAATTTTGTTGATAATCATCTCAGCATGGGCGTGTTTTTCCGCCTGCGTCAAATCTCCACCGCCGCCCATAACACCCTTAGATTCGCACCACTCGCAAACTAACGCTGTGCCGTTAATTGGCTCCATTCTCTCGCCTTTAATTCTGTAAACGTCTTCCAATACCTGCTCAACCGTGTAATACATTTCCCGCCCTTAAAATTCCCAAATTAACCCAAAGTTCCCTGCCGCCCACGCCTGCAAACGGTTTTGATAGTCTGCCATCTCCGCCGTGTTTAGCGTTGTCGTGCTTATCGGTGTCTTGACTTCTGTGCCGTCCGGCATGGCTTTAAGCTCATATCCCAGAAACATCCCTTTGCAATATTCGTGCCACGTTTCCGCGCTGTATCGCCTGCCGTTTACCCACGCTTTATCTGCCAGTTCGCCGTAGATTTTCCAAAGACGGCGGTTTTGCTCGACGCTCCGTTTGGATTTGTGTGGCCTAATACACACTTCAAGCTCTGCATTAGCCTCTAACCACGCCCCTAGATTGTTGTAAATGGTCGTCATCAATGGCCGCTTGTTGTCTTTTGTCAGCTTGTAACATACGTTTTCCATTTAGATACTTAAAATCTCCTGAACCTGTTTCAACAATTCTCTTTCCGTGCCGTACAAGCTCTCAAACGTTCGCGGGGCGGCGTGAAAGGCTATCCCTACTCCACCAGTCCGATGATGTGCAGGGCATAGCGGTATCGTTTCAAAATGGCTGTTACGCCTGCCCATGCCTGCACCGTTTCGGATATGGTGTACCTCTGCCGGTATGTTGTATCGCCCCTCATTGCGACAGACGATACAACCGATAGAGGCCACGCGCTCAAGGTGCTTCTTTTCCTCTTTGGTTTTGCTCATTACTTCATCAATTCCTCAGTGAATCGAAGCAGGAAACCAATACTCAAACCAAACAACCACAAGGCGCACACCAAGAAATCTGCCCAACCCAACTTTATTCGGTCATCTTCCTTGCCCCACCACCATGACACACTCTCTCCGTAGGCTATATATGCGAAAACTGCAATCTTGAACGTCAAACACAAACAAACCGCCGCGCTCAAGGCGTTAATAATCAGATTAAAAATACTCATTTCAAAATCTCCGCAATTCCAATATCAAGCCCACCGTCCTCTCTTGGCTCGCTCGAATATGTTGATAAAATAAATTTGACTTGGTTGTCGTTGTGATAGACAACCCCTTGCAAGGCATCGACAGCAACTTTTAGGCAGTTATCAAGGTCGAGTATTACCTTGCTTGCCGTGCCGTCCTTGTTCATCTTCGGCACTAAGCTGACAAACAGGATTACATCTTTTCCAGATGGCCTAAAACCCGCTCTTTCTGCCGCTTGAGAAACGCAAAGCTTGTATGCTTTCGCCTCCTTGCTTAATACTTGCCGATTCCTGAAAGTTTTCCAGTATCGGTTAGTGCTTATCGGGTAAGGCAAGGAAAGAACATTTGCCCTTTCCGCCGCCTCTACTATTTGCTTAATCGGGATTAATACAGCCAATGCCCACCCCAATCATCGTCTTGGTCGCGTACTTTCTTTGCGACCCATTCAACAAAACCAATCACCAACACCGTAACCGATACGCAAATTAGAAATACTGCAATTTTCATAAGTAATCCCACTTTCTGCCGAATTGTTTGTAAATCTTCTTCGCCTCGCCTGCTTTCCAATACTGGTTATCCAACAGGGGGAATGCTTCGTTTGCAATTTGAACGGTATCTTCAACGCTTATTTTCGGCATAACCGTCAAATCCCATACGCTCGGTTTTTTTGGTCGGCCACGCGGATTACTCCATTCATTGCTTCCATGCTTGGCTCTGTACTCCGCTCTTTTACACTCCTTGCACTGCCAGTAATAAAGCCAGGCTCCATCACTGTTTTGATATTTTTGATAAAACTCACTAATCGGCTTTTCCTGCTTACAGCATTTGCAAACCCTAGACTTAGGCTCAACATATACCGGCTTGCATTTCTTAGTTCCCATATCGCTCTCCCTCTTTCACCCTACAACCAAATTCATCAATCGGCGGCATATCAACCAAAACAGTGATTCCGATAAGTGCCGCTATTACACCAAGCCCAATAAGGAACAGTGTCATCATTTGCGGCCTCGCTTAAACTTATTGCGTTTCAGTAACTCCAATTCCCCTTTTAGCCGTGCAATCTCGCTTCGTAGCGCGGAATCGGGTTTGTTTCGTAAAACGTCCAGTAATTGCACTTTCGTTTGAGCCAGTTCTTTGTCTTTGCGCTCCAATTCGTCTTGAAGCTCTGAAACCTTGATTCCAAGTGCCGTGCCTTTTGCCATCAAGCCGTTAGAAACTTTGCGCTCTTCGTTCAGACGGCTGATTGTTTCCGAAAGATTCGCGCTAACCATTTCCGCCGCCTTTTCCATTTCGGCCTTTTCGGCTTTCATGGCCGCGTTTTCCTTTTCCATCGCATAACTACGCTTGGTGATAGCTGCGTTTTCCTGCTCCAGCTTTTCAAGCTGATTGGTGTACATCGCAAGCGTGCCATCGTAGCTTTCAGTCGTTGCCATGTAGGTTTGTTTAGGCACACCGCCCAATCGGTAAATTAACCAGTTTTTCATTTTCATTCCCCTTTTTAAAAATAGCTGACAATGTCTTTAATCAAATCTGATGGAATAGACGACCGAAGAATTTTCCTATTGCTTTTCAAATGCTTCATTCTGAAAGTTGCCTTATTCGCATTTTTCAGGCTCATTTCCACATTCGATGCGAACCCTGTTCTTTTAAGTGGGAACTCATCGCTGTACGCCGAATAGCAGGCATTATTCTTTATGAAACTCAAACCATTACGCTTCATTCTTTCAAATAACATCGATGACTGCGGATTCTCGATAACAAACGGTATTTTTAAAACTCCCACAAGCTCGCAAACAAACAATGCTGTCAAATCTCCGTTCAGCCCTCCTCTTAAGTATCTTGAATATGCTTCATGAACTTCAGGCGCGTTTCGCTTTACCAACTTTCTTATTGATGGGTATTTAAGTTGCTTCCAATTTTCAAAAGTCCGAAGTTGCAACGTTTCTTTATTTCGATACGCGTTCCCACCCGGTACAGCTGTTGCAAAGCTCCAAGATTCACACGGCGGGCTTGCCATCAGTAAATCGAACGGCTCTTTTTTGTGCATATCGACCAGCTTTTTAATATTCTTCAAGTCTGACAAGTCCATCACAATATCGGCGTTTCCAATCCCTACCGACACCACATCATGCTCAGGCAGTGCCTTTTTTACGCTTCCGTTTCCATCATCAAATAAAGCTAAAATTCTCATTTATCATTTCCTTTTGTTGCGCCATTCTTCAAACTTTTCGCGCCGTTTCTGTATCACGATTTCATCGGCTGGCTGAAAACCTTTTCCGCCGCTCCAGTAATCGCCCTTGTCGCACTGATAGCCTCCGAAGTAGAAGCTCGCCCGTTGCTCAGGCGTTTGCGATTTCTCACATTTCGCAAACCCTCTCATCGGCGTGTTGGCCTCTGATTGGAAGTTTGCGTGTTTGCAGTAGAAGCAGGTTTCACGCATTTGCCGCTCCTCTAGCTGTAATACTCATACTCGCAGAACCGTTGATACTGCCCTTGCCACACTAGGTCTAAAACGCCACGCTCGCCGTCTCGGTTTTTTGCGATAATCAATTCAGCCGTTTCTTGCGGTGCGTCTGAATCGTAGTAGCCCTCACGGTATGGCATCAGCACTAAGTTTGCGTTTTGCTCAATGCCGCCGCTTCCTCGTAGGTCTGCAAGGCTCGGCCGTTTGTCTGCCTGTTTCTCTGTCGCTCGGCTAAGCTGTGCAACAAGCAAGACGTGAATTTGCAGTTCCATTGCCAAGCGTTTCAGCCGTGCCGTAATATCATCAAGTTCGGCAACCTCGTTCACGCCCTTGCGCGGCATCAGGTGCAGATGGTCAACGACCAACACATCAAGCCCTGATTTGCGCTTCTCTAGTCTGCATCGCGCGGCGATTGCTTCAATTCCGACCATTTCCGTATCAATCACAAACTTCCAGTCTCTAGCCTCGTTCAGGTATTCAGCGAAGCTGTTATGCTCTTCCTGTGTCATGCGGTATTTTTTCAATCTGCCGTAATCAATCGACTGCTCCGCCGCTGCTCCTCGCTGTGTTAACTCAATGCCTGACATCTCGTAGCTTTGGAATCGGACTGACAAGCCACTTTTTGCGCAATGGCGGGCAATGTTTTCAGCCAACACGGATTTGCCCATGCCTGGTCTTGCACCGATTACCGTTAAATTTCCGCGTTGCAGGCCGCCTGTAACTTCATCAAGACATTTCAGGCCGGTAGAGAAGCCAAGCATTCCGTCTGTTTCAGAAATTCGCTCCCAGTGGTGCAGTGTTGCTCTGATCGCATCTTCGTAGCTCATTTCCTCGCTTCGGCCTGCCGCCGTGCCGCTGATTTTGTCTAACAGGGCAACCGCTTCAGCCTGCCTATCAGCGATTGAGCGGCCATCGCGTTCTGTCGCCAATCTTTCGATTTGTTCAGCAGCAAATCGCAATTCACGCTCTGCCGCACTTTCAGACACCAGCTTTGCATATCGACTAACATTCGCCGCTGATGGCGTGTTTTGTTGCAGGTCAATCAGGTAAGCAAGGCCGCCTGTTTCTTCACTCAATCCACGCTTGCCAAGTTCGGCATCAAGCGTAATCACATCTACCGGCAGGCCGTCTGAAATCATCGACATGGCAGTCTTGAAAATCAGGCCGTTCTTTTCGCTGAAAAAATTGTTTGGCGTTAAGTCTGTCAGCAAGTTTGCAGAATCGTTGTCAATCAGAATTGCGCCCAATACAGACTGCTCTGCTTCCAAGCTTGCCAAGATTTCAAATTGCTCGGTCATTTTCAAAATTTCCCTAGTGGTCTAAGTTCGGCGGCCTGTTTTTTTGTCGTTACCGGCATGCCGTCTGCCGTTCTTGTCTCAAAGCGTTTATGCGATGGGTCTTGTTTTGCTGCTCCCAATTCGCCCCTTGCCTTTAAGCGGGTCAGTGATTGGAAAAACTTGTGTTCCCACATTGCCTGCGTTTGCGTATCGCCTCTTGCTGACCAGTAGCCGGTAAATTCAATCAGCGCGTCTTTGATTCGTTTGTCTCCAAGACTTGGAATCTGCGACCGTCTGAGTTTGGCATCAAACGCTGCTTTGTCTTTAGGCTCCCAGTCGTCAGTTATCGGAAAATCTCCAAAGACGTTGCTGATGTTTTTTTCGCTCGCAAAAGCGGCGTTTTCCGCGCCCTCTTCTTCTCCGTCTTTGTTTATATTCAGTACTTGTTTATATTCAGTATTTACTAGTGTCGGCTTACCCTGATTAGGCTTACCCTGATTAGGCTTACCCTGATTAGGCTTACCCTGATTAGGGTTTTCCTGATTGGATTGTTGAATCGGCTCGTCGTAAACCGTGTAATCCGTTGACCCATCACTGTTTTTTCTTACTGAAATAAAACCTTTCTCTTTTAGCTCGTTGATGATGTTGTAAACACCTTCTCGACCTGTCGGCTTTTTCGTGTCCTTGGTAACATTCACAAGCTCTGCAACCATTACTTGCCAGCTATCAGGCTTTGTCAGCAGGTATCCGAGTAATCCCATTGCTTGCCAGCTCAGTTGATTCTTGTCGTAAATCTTGTTACTGACGACTGTGTAACTGTGTTCACGCTTCGTCCGAATAATTGCCATCATCAACCCCTTTCACAATTTCAGCCCACTTGTCCAACGCTTCCTGCGCTTTTATGACGTCTTCGGCTTGCATATAAGCCAACACCAGCAATCGGGCTTCGTGTATTCTTTGTTCTCGGTTCATAGTTCAATTCCTGACCTGGCGATCGAGTAATGCGCGACCGGATTTTTTACAGTTGCCGACCTTGAATTTAGGCTTGTTGAAAACAAAGCCCCTGCTTTCCAAGTCAACGATTCGGGCGCATAACTGCGTGATGTTCAGATGTTTCGCCGCTTCCAGTGATGTGATGTGTCCGTTTGCGCGGATATACTCAACAATCTGCTTGCACTGTGTCTGTTTTTGGTCTATCATGTTCACTCCTTTTGTTGCAGGCCTCGTGCCTCAACCCTGCCCCACGTTACCGCGTGGGGCTTTCCTTTTTTGTCGCCCCAGTAGCGGCTTTCTTTCGTTTCTTCAAAAACAAGTCAGGATGTTTTAACTTAATCGCTGCCGGAATACCGCGTTTACTCCAGTTATATACACACTGAGGAGTTTTCCCTAGCTTCCGTGCGATTGAGCTATAACTGCCAAGAGAATTTAAAAGGCGTTTATCCTGCTCAATCTCAATTTTTTTTTCCATATTTTTAAACTTTCTGTTTATTTCACAGTCCCTATATTAAACACCATGTTTAGTTAAAAGTCAAGCGGTGTTTAACAACAATTTGTTTAATTGTGCGAAAATAATTTTTTAGCTGGGAGTAAACTATGCACGCTACGACACAAAGGCTTTTCAAAGCCGCTTCTGACATTAAAAACATCAACGCGCCGTCCGAACTTGCGAGGTTTTTAAACGTAAGTCAGCAGGTCATAAAGAATTGGGAAACGCGCGGCGTGTCGGCTCGAATGATTCCGGAGATTTCTGAACAGCTTGGAATATCTGTCAGATGGCTTAGGACTGGAGATGGAGAAATGACCGGAGGCGTTGAGCATGAAATAGAATCAAACGCTACCGTAATTGGCACGTTGGACGTTTGGGACAGCAAGACGCCGTTATCGGCTGATGATTGTGAAGTCCCGTTCTACAAAGATATACACCTATCGGCGGGGAATGGATTTTCAGACGACATCGAGGACTACAACGGCTACAAACTGCGCTTCTCGAAATCAACACTTAGACGGCACGGCATCAATCCCGCCGATGTGGTTTGCGTTTGCGCGGACGGCGACAGCATGGAGCCGGTATTTCCCGATGGCGCGACACTCGGCATCAATACCGCAGACAAGGTCATCAAGGACGGCAAAATCTACGCCGTCAATCATGGCGGGTTATTGCGGACTAAAATCCTGCAAAAACTGCCTGATAACAAAATCCGTATCAAAAGCTACAATTCCGAAGCCTACCCAGATGAAGAAGCCGACGCAGATGAAATGAACATCATCGGTCGTGTGTTTTGGTGGAGTGTAATTGCATGATGGATAGAGACGAAGCATACAGAATCAGTTTGCAGCAAATCCGATCAGGCGACGTATCGGCGGCGTGCCGAACGGTTGCTGATTATGAATTATCACAACCGCAACCGCGCGGGCTGTTTTCGGGCGCATCCCCTCAAGAATACTGGGCGCGATACCCCGAGCCGTCAGACGTTGAAATCTTAGAGTCTATATTTTCAGAAACCCCAGAGATACTGGGCAAAATCAGCGATGATGATTTAAATGCCGCGCGTATCATTGCCGCGTTTAACTTCATTTGGGGGCTAAGCCAAATCCCTAAATGGCTTTATCGACATGAATTTTCATCATCCAATCTTTCCGATTCTGCCGTCCCTTTAATGTTGCTGTTCCGCGCGAAATCACGGCAAGAGCTTAAACAGTATGAAAAGGTTGAGATTTTAGGCTGCCCTGATAGTTGCAAGTTTTGTAAATCGCAAAGCGGCAAGACATACAGGTCGTCTGAAGCTCCTGTTTTACCCCATGCGCAATGTACACACAAATCAGGTTGCCGATGTTGCTATCTGCCAGTTATCTAAACATAGCCCGCGCAATGCGGGCTTTCCCCGCCTTAATGGAAGTGTAAATCATCATTATAAAACAACATTTTATGGTAAAATAAGAGCTTAAAAAATGACTAAATTTAATTGCGATATGACACACCAGCTTGCCGTCTTTTCCCCTCAATCAACAGTAGAATTTGACAGCTTTGCCCAAGCCGATGACAACACATTTTGGTATGCTTCAGACTTGGCGATGATGCTTGGCTACAATGATATGCAGGCAATTTTAAAAGCAATCAACCGCGCCCATTCCGTCTGCTTTCAGTTGGATATTCCGATCACTGAAAACTTTATTCAGACGGCCTCCCATAATTGCGACAATGATATTAAATTGACACGGTTTGCCTGTTATTTAACCGTGATGAATGGAAATATCAGCAATCCGCGCGTAGCGTCGGCGCAAGCCTATTTTGCCAAGCTGGCGGAAGAAATTAACGCGACATTCCGAGACGCTGACGATGTAAACCGCGTGTTCTTACGTGGCGATATTACCGACCGTGAAAAGACATTGAACCACCTTGCCCATAGACACGGCGTAGAGGAATATGGCTTATTCCAAAATGCCGGTTATCGCGGCTTGTACAACATGAACATTAACAAGCTGAAAAACTACAAAGGCGTAGGCGACCTGAAAGGATCATTGCTTGACTTCATGAACCCTGTCGAATTGGCGGCCAATACGTTCAGAATCACGCAGACAGAGGAAAAGATACGCAACCAGAACATACACGGACAGAAGCCGTTAGAGCGAGCCGCCGAAGAAGTGGGACGGTCAGTCCGTAATGTGATGATTCAAACGTCAGGCACATTGCCGGAAGACCTCAAATTGTCTGATGAAAAGATTAACAAGGTTAGAACAGGAATTAAGCAGACAAAACGCGCCCTTGAAAAACACGATAAAAACCTAAACAAAGACAAGTAATCAGGTATAATACAGTCCTCCTCCGTTTTATTTTGTCTAGATTGTTCATTATCAATTACCAAGCCCGCCACGCGCGGGCTTTTTTTTGCCTTGATTGGCTTGCAAGTAAATAACGTGCAATATATAATCAGTACGTTTTAATCAGAAGAACTTCCAGATGACGACAGAAAAACCGACAGGGCGAGCCATCGGCGGAAAGGCGAGAATGGCAAAACTGACACCCGAAGAAAGAAAGGCAATATCCGCCAAAATGGTGGAGGCGAAAAAAGCAAAGGCGGGGCTGCCTAAAGCAACGCATAACGGCAAGCTGAAAATCGGGAATATAGAGCTTGATGTTGCCGTACTTGACAACAATTCCCGTGTATTGTCTGCAACATCCGTATTTGAGGCATTTGACCGACCGCGACGCGCAAACTCAAGGCTTGAGATAGACGGGATCAAAATCCCCGCTTTCATGGACGCAAAAAATTTAGAACCATTTATAAATCAAGATACTATGAAATGGATCAGACCTGTAGAGTATTCTAGCGGCAATCAGGCAAAGACGGGATATAATGCCGCGCTTTTACCCGCAATGTGTTCTGTTTATTTGTCCGCGAGACGGGCAGGGGTATTGACGCAATCTCAAGAAAAATTGGCGGTCAAATCCGAGATTCTACTTGACGCGTTCGCACAAGTCGGCATTATTGCCCTTGTGGATGAAGCGACAGGCTATCAGGAAAAGCGCGAAAAAGACGCGCTGGCGAAAATCTTTGAAGCCTTCGTAGCTAAAGAGCTGCAACCTTGGGTAAAGACTTTTCCGACCGATTACTACAAAGAGCTTTGCCGTCTGTACGGTGTGAAATATCCGCCGCTGAAAAACAACCAATTCCCGCAATTTTTCGGTCATGTAACCAACGACGCTGTATATACTCGTCTTGCCCCCGAAATTCTGCCCGAATTGAAGAAGGCAGCGTCCAGGCAGGAGAAGAAGGCAAGGTTGCACCAATTTCTGACCAACGACGTTGGACATCCGAAATTGCGTGAGCATTTGTCGTCCATTGTTACCATTTTGAAACTGTCCAAAGACAAAGAGGATTTTAAGCGCATGTTGAATATCGCCCATCCCAAACTCAATCACACAATGGACATCGATTTTTAGTCCACTGACCGCCCAAATGGGCGGTTTTCTTTTGCCTTTAGCTAGGGATTTACCCCTTTCGGCAGGGGTCATACCGTTATTTGCTTCACATACACCGCCTTTATTGGCGGTTTTCTTTTGCCTTTAGCTAGGGATTTACCCCTTTCGGCAGGGGTCATACCGTTATTTGCTTCACATACACCGCCTTTATTGGCGGTTTTCTTTTTCCGTTCTCGCTAATTCGCAGGCGTTCGCCGAAGTGCTTTTTAAATAGCAAAACTAAATTTTCTTTTAAATCAACATTAAACAAAAAACTAAACAAAATATTTAAACAAACTGTTGCATTAAACTAAACGTTGTGTTTAAATACACACATCGAAGCAAAACACCGACACGAAGGGATTAAAAAATGGAATTTCAAAAGTTTGCAAATCTCGCAGCAGTTAAAGAAATGGCCTTTGCTGTAACGCTGGAAACTTTGCAAAAGAAAACAGGGATTACGACAGATAAATTCAAAGAATTAATGGCAACTAATAACAAATTTTCTGAAAAGTTCTTTGACGAGATGGCCGAAACAGTTAAGGCAAGTTTCAAAATTTTCAAAGAACAAAAAATTATCTAAGTTTCTTACCCAAGCCGCTTCAAGCGAGGCGGCTTCAATAAAAAACTTAATCTGATCTTTAAAAATTTGAAAGCGTAGTACCCGCCCTTCAGGTAGGCGCAAGCCGATAGCAAGACATCGAAAGATGGGGGAAATCGAACAAACGGTTACAGGTAGAGGCCGCCGAAAAGATAAGAGCCTATAGCACAATTTTTTTAAACACTTGATAAACAAGGAAATCAAAAAATGGAAGTAAAGAAATTTGAAATGGAAAACCCATCAGACTTGTTCTTACTGATGGCAAACCTGATGGCAGACGTAGCAATCAAGTCTAAACAGCAAGAAGAAGCCAAAGAAGAGTCATTGCCGCCTGTAACAGTTACAGAGGCAAAAGGCATTAACGACTTTGCCATCGGCAAGGAAGTGATTATTCGCACTTATTCCGCAGGCGTTTGGTTCGGCGTGTTGAAACAAAAAGCAGGCAATGAAGTGATTTTGACCAAAGCGCGACGTATGTACAGCTGGTGGGCAAAGAAATCAATCAGCCTATCAGGCGTTGCACGACACGGCATCAAGCAAGACGACAGCAAGATTTGCGGCGAACTTGATTCCGTGTGGCTTGAGGCGATTGAGATTATTCCGGTAACAGGCAACGCAGCCGAATCAATTCGCACCGCATTGGAGGTGGAGCAATCATGAGCTACTTAGATAAGCCAATTAACCACGGAGACGGCAGCGGCAGCGGCAGCGGCAGCAGCGACGGCAGCGGCAGCGGCAGCGGCAACAGCGACGGCCACGGCTACGGCAGCGGCCACGGCTACGGCCACGGCAGAAGCTGTGGCTACGGCTACTGTGGCGGCAGAGGTTTAAGCCACAACCACGTCATTGACTACGACTACGGTGGCTGCCGAGGCTACGGCGATGGCAAAGGCTGCGGTAACGGCAGCACCAACGGCTACGGCAGCGGCTAAATTTTGAAGCAGCCCCTGTTACAGGGGGCTTATTTAAGCGGCTGGAAACGGCTTTTTAAATAAGCAAACAACTGCAACAAAAGGAAAAAACAAATGGTTACTTTAGGCGCATTACAAAGCCAATACGACAACATGCTTCCATGCGAGGCTGACTATGACGACGAGCGAGTTGAGCAGATTGTCGAAGACTACTTGAAAGAGTGGTCGGCGGCCGACCTGTTGGAAATCTTGAGCGGAAACATCTTAGAGGGCGTGAACGAAGCCCTTGAGCGAGAGGCCATCAAACAGTGCAAGCAAGAGATTGCCGAAGCGCAGGCGGAATATGAATACAACCTCAGAACTTGGAATGACTAGGAGAGCAGCATGAAATACGCAATAAGAACAGTTATGGCCGTGTCAGCCATCACAATCGCGGCTTACAGCTTTTCCGGCAAAACAGAGAAGCCGGCAGAGCCTGAAACAATCAGCCAAGAAGCTCAAATTGAACAGACATACGAAGCCATGCCTGACGAAGTAAGGGTCATGGGAGACGCGGAAGTAGGAGGTTGTAAATGATGATGACAGTTACCAGTCTTGTAACGCACCCTAAAAACATCAAGCCAAAAGGCATTAAACACCAGCAATCGCCAAGCGTTCGCATGAAGCGAGACGGCGAATGTTGGAGAGTTTGGCGCGAGGTTGAGGACTTTTCATGCGGTCAGCCGTTAATGCACCCACGCGCGAAACTAAAGAGGAAACGAACCGATGAACAGATTTTTCGCACGATGGAAGAGGCGGAACAGTATTTGAAATCACTCTTCGAGGTGTGAGATGTGCCAGGAATTGATGTTTTATTGCCAAGTCATGCAAGAGCTTGAGCAACAAGAAGAAACCGAAAGGAATAAAGAAAATGAGTTTCCCTCAAGAAGTATGGAAAACCCTGTCAGCAGTCAATGTGAATGACAAGGTAGAGAAAAAGAACAGATTTACCTATTTATCATGGGTATGGGCATGGCAAATACTAATGGAGAATTACCCCGAAAGCAGTTTTGAAATGCACCCAGAAAAGTTCTTTCCAGACGGCACGGCAGAGGTAGGCGTAACAGTAACGGTTAGAAAAGGCGACCAAGCTATTAGCCGTTACATGTGGCTACCAGTTATCAACAATCAAAACAACCCGACTAAAAACCCAAATAGTTTTGAAATCAACAAAAACAAGATGCGATGTCTTGTGAAATGTTTGGGCATGTTTGGGCTTGGCTTGTACATCTACGCAGGCGAAGATTTGCCGGAAGCTGAAAAGAATTCACCATTCGACCTTGCCGCGTATGAGAAAGCAGTGGCCGAAGCGCAAACCGAAGAGGAGCTGAAACAAATCTTCGCGGACGCGTGGAAGCATACAGACGGCAATATCCGCGCAAAAGTTAAGGATATTTACGAAAACCGTAAAGCGGATTTTAAGGAAGAAGCATAAGGGATTGATATGTTGAATGTTTTTATTGATATTGAGACTATTCCGAATCAGAAAAAGGGCGCATTTGATGCGATTCTGCAAGATGTTGCCCTGAATTTCAAAGCACCGAACGACTTGACGAAAGAAAAAGCCGCCGCCGATTTGGGAATCACGGATAAAGACGAAATCAAATTCACGTCTAAAGCCTCGATGATTGAACGATGGGTGTCCGACATGGCTTTTTCCAAATCCTATGAGGTTGCAGAGGATAAGTATCAAAGAACAGCGTTAAACGGCGGATATGGCGAAGTTTGCGTTATCGGATTGGCAGTAGATGATGGAGAGCCTGAAACCATTACAGGCGACAATGAAGAGGGGATACTGAACAAGTTTAACCAATTCATCAACCGCATTAAAAACGATGTACCGCGCCCGAATATTCGATTTATTGGGCATAACGTTGAGTTTGATATCCGCTTCCTGTACCACCGATTTATCGTCAACAGAATCAAGCCTACTATCAACTTGTATTACTCGCAATACAACGAGAATTTTGTAGACACCATGCAGATTTGGGCAGGACGTGGGAATCGTATCAAGCTGGCAGAGCTATGCGAAATCTTAGGGATTCCAAGCCCTAAAGACGGCATCGACGGCTCGCAGGTTTGGGATTATGTGCAAGCCGGGCGGATTGAAGAAGTTGCAGAGTATTGCAAGAAAGACGTTATCGCAACGCGCGAAGCGTACAACAGAATGACATTTCAATTTTAAAGAGGAAACAAAATGCTGAATAAAGTAATTTTAATTGGCCGCTTAGGTCGTGACCCTGAAGTGCGCTATATGCCGAACGGCGAAGCTGTCTGTAACTTCAGTGTAGCAACTAGCGAAAGCTGGAAAGACAGCAACGGACAGAAGCAGGAGCGGTCAGAATGGCATAACGTAACCATGTACCGAAAACTGGCAGAGATTGCCGGCAAATACCTGACAAAAGGCAGTCAAGTGTATTTGGAAGGCAAAATTCAAAGCCGCAAATATCAGGGCAAAGACGGAATCGAGCGCACGGCTTACGAGATTATCGCCAACGAAATGAAGATGTTAGGCGGTAATAGCCAAGCAACGCAAGAGCAGCCGAAACGTCAGCAAGCAACGGCAGCGCCTGTTGAAGATATTGATGATGACGTGCCATTTTAAATAAAGGATCAAAAAAATGAAAGTAGAAGTTTTAAAACCAGCAGAGGTGGAAATTCATTCCGTAAGAATAGAAGTTGAATTACACGATGATGTATCAGAAAACTTGCCAAAACATTTATTTAATGATGACGGCGAACTTGATTTATTAATCGAAGTTGACACAGGTAAAGTTGTATCTTGGCAAGGAGATGAGCCAGTATCAATTTACGACAACGTTCGAGACGGTGGGGTGTATACATTATTTGACAGTAATGGCGAGGAGGTGCAAAAGATTCATAACTATTACGTCCCTAATAAATTAATACCTGGAGAATATGGCGATTACATCGATCTCAACATCAGTGCAGACGGCATTGTTACCAACTGGCCTAAGAATCCGAGCGTTATTGATTTTTTCTTGAGAACAGATGATTAAACCACCACAGGCAGACGGCCTAAAACGTCCGAGCCGTTGAGAGGACGGCATAACAAAAGGAAACGAGACGATGAAAGCAAGCGAAATGTTAGCCGCTCGCAAGGCGGCGAAGAAAGAACAAGCCGTCAAGAAATATGCACGAAACAACATCGGCAACCAACGCGCCGACCGCAACAAACTGGCAAATATTGCTGTAATCCAAGTGCAAAACAAGCTGTCTTTACGGAGCGGCGCACCTCAAGACTTAGACAGTAAGTTGACCGAAAACATTAAAAATCTAATGCACTATCAGGCGTTGGTTTACGAAAACGACCGAAGCAGTGTAACCGTGTTTGAGAAACTTATCCGCGCCATGCGTGTTGTTGCCTGCATCTACTCAGACAACGACTTGAGCAAGACAACAAACGAAGCACAGGCGGCGATTGAGAAGCTATCAGAATCAGACGACCTGTCGCCAAATCAACGCCGTGAGATTTTAAGACCTGTTCTTCGCTTGACGGAATATCAGGAAGCATACGGCGAAATTATCCCCGAGCGTACCGTTTCAAAAATCGGCTTGTATTGCGCAAGCGTGCAAATCGCACTGTACACCGCAAGCCTATACACACGCCCGAAACGCTACATTCAGGCGTTATTCGACATCATCAACGGCGAATCGTTGCGAGCCATCGCCAAGAAGATAAACGAAAAAGAAACCGTATTGCGCGAAGAAGTATTAAATGCCCCTTGGCACTTCTTCCGCGTGGCAGAGTGTAATAGTGCTGTTCAGCCGGTGAACAGTATTCCCGAATTGCGGCAAGACGGCTACAAGGTGCTGGCAGACTTTGAGCGACTGAAAGATTTTATTCAGACGGCTATGCAAAAAATTCTGATTCCATTTGAGCAAAACACAGGAATCAGCCTAATCAATTACAACCAATTCCGCAAGGATTTGGTACAAGCGGAAATTATCTAGGATTATCAAATGGAAATCGAAACATTAAAAACAGCCATGCAAGAAGCCGAGCGTTTTCTGAAACGTGCAGAGATTTTTCTTGAAAACAAAACAGAAAGCGAAATTACGCCAGGCAAATTTTATTACAGCCCCAAACACTCAGGAGCGGTAAAACGGGCAAGCCTTGATTTAACACGGTCATTGGCTGATTTGCGACAAGGGAGATAAGACGTGGAAATGAGAATACTTGACCCGTGTAGCGGTAGCCGGATGATGTACTTTGACAAGCAAGACCACCGAGTTTTATTTGGAGACATACGAGAAGAAGAGCATTACTTGAAAGACCGAGAATCAATTCGTCATTTAGAGGTAAAGCCAGATATAAAAATGGACTTTACAAACCTGCCTTTTAATAACGAGAGTTTCCGTCTTGTAGTTTTCGACCCGCCCCATTTGGTGCGAGCAGGGAAAAAATCGTGGTTGGCCAAGAAGTATGGGAAGCTTGGCGAAGATTGGCGGAATGATATAAAAAAGGGATTTTCAGAATGTTTCCGTGTATTAGAAGAAGGTGGGATATTAATTTTCAAATGGAATGAAAATCAAATACCTGTAAAAGAAATCCTTTCTCTCACTAACGAAACCCCACTTTTTGGGCATGTAACAAGAAAACATAAAGCAAACCAAATCAGCACACATTGGTTCACATTTATTAAGGGATATTGAAATGGATATTCAAGAAATCATCGAATGGTTTAAGGCGGCAAAACCAAATCCGACAGAAAAAGATAAAGTCATTCAAATCGGCTGCCATTTCGAGGAAGTAGTAGAGATGTTGATGGCGTTATCTTGTAATTCATCAGAGGCCTATCAAATATCAGAAGAGTTTTACAACTCAGACGCTATTGATAAAACTATTGATGGCGAAGATGTAGAGTTGCCTGAAAACTGGCAAATTGAGTTACTAGACGCGCTTTGTGATCAGATTGTAACCGCGATTGGCGTAGGCTACATGATGGGCTTTGATATGGCAGGAGCGTTGGACGAAGTGAATAAATCAAACTGGAGCAAGTTTAAAGACGGCGCGCCGGTATTTGATGAAAACGGCAAAATCGCCAAAACAGACGGCTACTTTAAGCCTGATTTAGCGAAGTTTTTAAATAAAAATAAGGAGTTATAAAAAATGGAAAATGGGATTTTGACGAATAATCCGCGCATATCAGACTTAATCAGTCGATTGGAAGACTTGAAGGCAGAGCATGGAGACTTGCAAATAACTCACGAACCTCTGCGCGGCGGCGTTATGTATGCCAATGTAATGGAATTTAAAGTTGCCTATATTAGACCTAAAGAAAAACGTGAACGAACATGGTCTTACCGTATCGGAGCAGCCCAAGAATGCGATTTAAAGGTAGTGAAATTTTAAAGGCAGGCCATGCGCAGACGACTGAATAACTACCAATCCGACAGGCGGCGGAAATACCGCCTGATGAAGATTAGAAAGGCAGGAAGATAATATGTACCTCACAACCCAAGAATGCGCCGACCTGCTACACGTCAAACGTGCAACATTTGTTAATCAGACGTGCAAACAGGCAGGATTTCCGAAGCCTTTTGTTATCTCGCCGCGTAAATTCTTATGGCCAGAAGCAGAAGTACACGAATTTATCCGCCGCCACCGTCAGAAATAGAGAAACCGCCGTAACAGGCGGTTTTTTTAATCCAGTAAATCGGCCAGTTCGCCAATATCAGGGTTATAGTACACGTTGAGCAGGATTCTTAAATCCTTATGGCCGCTGATTTTCGCAAGCTGCATAGGCTCAACCTTTGCTGCCATGCGCGTCAGGGCTTTATGGCGCGTATCGTGGAAATGGAAGCCCTCAGCCCCTTCAACTTTTGCCCTCGCACGTCTGAACATCACATCAAGCGTATGTGAGCTTATATCAAACACAGACCCACTCTCAGACCGTGGCAGTCTATCCAATATCGCCATAGCCTTTTTAGACAGCGGCACGTCTCGACTGCTACCGTTCTTTGTCATTGGCAAATGCACCACGCGCCGGGCTAAATGCACATCACGCCAAACCATGTTACAGATTTCCCCGGCACGCATGGCCGTCTCAATCGCAAACAAGACAGCCAATCCGATACGCTGTTTTACCGTGATTATCGGCACGCCGTCAGCTACACCAAGCTCACGCACAACAGCCAAGACAATATCATCGGGCGGTATGTAGTTTCGCGCCTTGCCTTTGCCAGGCCGTCTGATTTGCAATAGAGGATTTGACGGTAATAAGCCCCATTCCTTGACCGCCATTTGACAGACGGCCGACAGTGTTTCAAGCTCACGTCTGACCGTTGCTTCCTGTACTTCTTTTTTGCGATTATCTCGCCATTGGGCAAAATGATGTGGGCGCAAGTCACTGACTTTTATATCGGCCAAATTGGATCGTAACGCACGATTCAGCCGGTATGTTTCCGCCCTATTGCCTCGCTTCGTGGGCGTGATTTCATCCCGGTATCGTGTCAGCAAATCGGCAAAATATAGGCTTTTGGGCGCATTGCCCTGCACGCCGTCCAAGATTGCCGCTTCAGTCCGCGCCGCCCAAGCAGCGGCATCAGATTTCAGGGCAAATGTTTCAGACTTGGTAACGCCTTTCAGACGGACTTTAACTCGATACTTTCCGTTGCGCTTTTCGATGGTTGCCATTGGTATATTATTGGGACAGTGAGGGGACACGGCATTATATGTTATAATCAATCCTAATCAATCATAAAAGATTGATTGGTGCAGATATGGGATTGATTTATATGTATAATCTATTAAAATCAATCATAATCTACTATAATTAATTTGCTGTTTTATTGCACTCCGTCCGCACCA